CTGGAGGGAATGTATTATATGCAATCATTTTCCTTTCAACTGATATATTGTCAGAGTTGTATGGAGGTAAGGAAGCAAGAAAAGCTGTGATGATTGGATTCTTCATTTCAGTAATGATGATGATTGCAGCATGGACAACTTTACTGATGGTTCCTGCAGAATGGGATTTTGCACATGAATCATTGGTAACAATTTTGTCACCTATGTTTCGTATTGTGGTTGGTAGTTTAATTGCTTACTTGATTAGTAATACTCTTGATACGTATACATATGATTGGATTAGAAAGAAATTCCCTAAACATTTATGGCTACGTAATAACGGGAGTACATGGACAAGCCAATTAGTTGATACTTTGCTATTTTGTACTATTGCATTATTAGGGCTTATGCCTATTACAGCATGGTTACAGATTGTTTTATCAACATATTTATTGAAATTATTTATTGCTGCTGTTGATACACCTTTCTTGTATATGGCAGTCAAAATGAATAAAAAAGAATAAGGAGATAATAAGATGCATGACTAGATCCCAAAAAGCCGACCTTAAACAATTTGTAGAAACTCTGAAACAGGAAACCCGGGAGGGGCCTGGTCGTATTAACTCCCTAACATGGGAAAAGTTGGTGAAGATAAAAGCTCTGTTATATCAGGGCAATTATCAAAAGTATGTCTTTCAAAGCATGGGAATCCCAAAGACAACATGGGATGGCTGGGCTGCCAATGGTAGAAAACTTGCAGAGGCTATTCAGAACAAAGAAAAGAAATTCGATAAGCTGAATGAATCACAAAAGAAATACATCACTATTGCCGGTTTGATTGCTAAAGGCAAATCTATTGCTATGACAAAACATATCGGAATAATAGACAGGGCATCCGGTAAAGATTGGAAGGCTTCTGCTTGGTTCCTTGAAATGAACGATAGAGAGAATTACGGCAAGAAGATTCAGGCAGACGTTAATGCAAATTTTATCACAATGGAAGATCTTCTTGAAGACGAAGAAGACGAGTAAAAAAGAGAGGCTTGAATATTATAGGAGTCACCCTGCCGTATTTATAGAAAAACGTCTTGGGATAAAGCTCTGGTCAGGAATGAAAATTGTAATAGAGTCTGTCTGGAAAAATAAACGAACATCTGTCAGAGCCTGTCATGGGGTAAGTAAAACTTATGTTGCTGCTGCAATTACAGTGGCATTTTTTAATCTTTACAAAGATGCAATAATAGTAACTACAGCACCAACTTCAAGACAGGTAGAACTATTATTATGGAAAGAAATAAGAAACATATATGCAAGAAATAGTAACTTCCTTCGTGGTGAATGTATGACAATGAAAATTAAAACTTCTGGGGATAGTTATGTTGTAGGATTCTCTACAGATAAAGCAGAATCAATAGAGGGTTTTCACTCTCCTCATATTCTCTGGATTTTAGACGAGGCCAAAGGATTACCTCAATGGGTTTATGATGCTGTTGAAGGTTCCATGACTGGGGGTACTTCAAGGGTATTGGAAATCAGTACTACAGATGGAGCAGATCAGCAATGTCCATTAAGGCAACATCAGGAAAGCATGAGAGATAAATGGAACTGTATTAAATTATCAGCGTTTGATTCTCCATTTGTAGCAGTTAATGAATATCCGGAATTTAAACAATATAGAAATCAAGATTTATATAATTATGGGAAACCCAAAAAAGGAAGAGAATGGTCAAAAGAATATGAGAAAAATATACAAATAGAAATATCTGAGGGAATTTTAGATAAGAAAGATTTATGGTTTATTAAAGAACCGGCAATGTGGGAAACAAAAGTACTAGGTGATTTTTCTTCTGAAGGAACCAGCAATGTTATCCCGTTAAAGTGGGTTCTATCTGCTGTTGATGCAGAAGTAGATGAAGGGGAAGGGATAACTAAACACGGCTTTGATGTTGCCAGGATGGGTGATGATAAATGCATATTGACAACTATGGTTGGGAAAACAGTTCCTCTACAGGTCTCCTGGGGTAAAAAGAAAATTCCCTATTCAGTTGGGCGTTTAATGGCAGAGACAGAACTGGATGAGGTTATTAATGTTGATGCCTGTGGTTTGGGCTCTGGTGCTTTTGATGATTTAGCAGAATTTGGGCATGCTACTATTGGGCTTGATTCTGCCTCTAATGCTTTTGATACAGTAAAGTTTAAGAATCTTAGAGCTGAAATTTGGTGGAATGCAAGACAAATATTTGAGCGCCAATTCGAAGAAGGTAATGTAATCTCAATTCCGAATGATCCGGAATTGATAATGGATCTTACCGGATTGCAATATAAACCAATGTTGAGTGGACAATATATCATGGAGCCAAAAGAAACTTACAAAAAACGTCTAGGCAGGTCTCCTGACAAAGGCGATAGTTTTGTGTATTGTGTATATGAAGCTCCAGTTTATGAGGAAGAATATTACGGAGAAGCAGACGATGATACCGATATTTTTATATAGCCGATAATAAAGAGATAGGGGTTGAGATGATAAAAAGAAACAAAGTGCACATATCATGGCTAGATATAAAAGATTACAGGAAAGGGTATGGGTTTTATATAATTCCAACAATAAGAATTTCGATAGGACCGAGCATAGCATTTCAATGGTTATTTTGGGGAGTAGAGATATACATTGCTGATACATTCGATACAGTAGAAGAGTTTATGGAAGATATGTAAGAGGTAAATATGTTTGAAAGAGCTAAAACAAGAATAATTGAAGGGAAAATAAGACTTCAACAAGCACAAACTGATCTTAAGAATATAAATGATCTGAAGTCAGTAACGGAAAGTAATAATTATGTTCTCCCGGAAGCGGATGAGGCAGACTGGAAACTTATTGGTAGCAATAGTGAAAAGGGGCTTGATTCTAGTGATCAGGAATCTCTCAGAGAACAGGCAATCAAAACATATTACAAAAATGGGCATGGCCGTAATATCATCAGGCTATTTGAGAAATATGTTGCAGGGCATGGTTTTAAAATAGATCCTATGAGTACTACTCCAGCAGTAAAAGAATATTGGAATGAGTTCTGGAAAGTAAATAAAATGGCATTGAGAGTAAAGGAAATTGTAAGACGATCAATGCGTGATGGTGAAACTTTCCTTAGATATTTTGAAGGTGAAAAAAAAGATATAATGAAAGTACGCTTTATGAATCCTGCTCTTGTGGTTGATCCAGAAAAAAGGCTTGACGATCCTAAAGAGAAAGTTAGTGATGGGATAGTGACCGATCCTGATGATATTGAAGAGGTTTATGGATATTATTATAAAAATAATTATATCAAAGGTGAAGAAGTACAGCATATTAAAATATTAGTAGACAGTGATGTTCTTCGGGGGCGTTCTTATTATGAGCCATTATTGCAGAGTCTAGCTATGTATAAAAAATGGTTAATGGATAGAATGACATTGAGTGAAAAACGTGGTACTATTGCTTTAGTTAAAAATGTAAAAGGTAATCCGACCAATGCTGCTAATGTGGCAAACAAATATGATACATCCAAGAAAATGAATCCTGATGGAACGGCAATGGCAAGGGCTCCGAAGAATGTATCAGTATATACTACCAATGGAAATATTTCATATGAAATGTTATCCCCTAATCTCCAGGCTGCAGATGTGCAGCATGATGGAAGGGCATTGTTATTGAATATAGCTGCTGGATCTGGTCTTCCTGAATTCATGGTTTCCAGTGATGCAAGTAATTCAAATTACGCATCCACAGTTACTGCAGAGGGGCCGGCAGTAATGGAGTTTGAAGATTGGCAGGATTTTTTTGCTGAAGCTTATAAGGTTATGTTTGAACGTGTTATTCTGGACGGAATCAAGAAAGGGAAAATTCCTAAGATGGAAACGTTTACAGAAAGAGAAGTTCAACCGGATAAGTCAATTAAAGAAATAAAAAACACAGAGCCTACCTCTACAGAATGCAGTATTACATTTCCGGATCTTGTTGCTAGGGATATTGAAAAGGAAACTAAAGCATATATATTACAAATGAATGCTGATTTAATGTCAAAAACTACTGCACAGGGGAGGCTTGATCTTGACCATGAGCAGGAAATGGATCTTATGGCTAAAGAAGCCGAAGAAGAACCTGAAGAGGAAGAATTTAAAAAAGATGAAGAAGATCTGGAAATTGAAAAGCAGAAAAAAGCAATGGCTGATGAGGAAGAGGAATAAATATGAGTATGACCCAGTTGAGGATTACAATGATTGGACAGGACCATATTAAATGAGCTATATAGATGATATAAATAAATCAATTATCAAAAGCCAGGCAGATAAAAACAAAGCCTTAACTATCGAGCTAAGAAAATATCGTGTTGAATATATACGTACCACTAAAAGAATTCAGAATATATTATTGAATTATGATAATAGTGACACTAATAATCTGGGAGTATTATTCAAACATATCGAAAAAGAATTAGTTGTTTTAAGTAATAAATTAACCAGGTCAGCACAATCATTAATGGGGAAAAGTGTTCGTGCTTCGATGATCGATACTAAGGCAAGCATTTCCATGTTTAAGGGTGCTTTAAAATCAGGTGCTAAAATAGGAATGAAAGCAGAAGTATTTGATAAAGTTTGGAGACGGGCCTTGGGAAAATTGATTAAAGGATATGATGGGATTACATTATCTAACAGAATATGGGATCTACATTACACATCATATAAAGAAATTAGACGTATGATTGCCAAAGGATATATTGACGGATTATATGTTGGGGAAATTATGAAGGATATTCGGGGTTTCCTTTATCTTTCTAATGCAGATATGCGAACAAGATACTGGAAAGAGTTTTATAAAAGTCATCCTCCTGGGCGTGGGATATATAAATCTGCATATAAAAACATGGATAGGCTGATCAGGACGGAGGTTACCAGAGCATATAGAGAAGCAACCGCTGAATATGCAAGTAAAAAATCATGGGTAAAAGGTATTCAATGGCATCGGTCTGCAGGGCACGGAGAATGTGTTACTGGTGAATGTGATGCTTATGCTGAAAATGATGAATATGGGTTAGGGACTGGAGTATATCCACCAAGTGCGGTCCCAATTTCCCACCCAAATTGCCAATGTTATATTACAATCGTAGCTCGTGAAGAGGCTTTGGTTGTTGACAATATAAAATAGTAGGAATAAATTAGGAATAGGAGAAAGAAAATGGCAGAGGTAAAGAAATCAGTTGCAGGATTGAAACAGGCAGAGATCACAATTATTGAAGAGCAATTAAGCATGAGTTTTGGGGTATTTACAATAGATATTGCAGCAACATTATCAAATAGATTTGATGGTATTGTGCATGAAATGAAAGTGGTAGGGTCACAGTATGCTTATATAGAAACTACTATCCCAGGTAAGACAAATGAGGTGCAAGAGCAACGAAGAAAAAAAATTGCCGATATAAATAGTAAGGGCAAGGAATTAAAAGAAAAAAGACATGTGGCTATCAATCAGTGGCATAAAAAAGTGGTTGCTTACATAGTTGCAACATACGGGCAGCCCGTAATAGAAAACGGAGTAACAGTTGCTTATGGAGATAGAATTGAGGTTATGAAAAATAAACGTTTGAAGAAATTCTGGTAATAAATGGATAGGGCAACAGCAAATGCTTTTTATGCCCTTCAGCTTAGTGCAGAAGTTGAACGAATTTTAGAACAGGACACCAGCAATAATAACTGGTCTTTAGTTAATAAATTACAATTACCATCTCAAAGTTTCCTCTGGATTGAAGATAAAGAAGACAGAAGAAAATGGCATCTCCCTTATCGTGAAGGTGCTGGAGGGATTGATCCAGGCACAAAGTTGTATCGGAGAGCCGGAGCAGTAAATTTGAATGCACTCAAAGCTATTGATCAGGCAATGGGGGGTTCAAAAGAACGGATGCCTTCTATAATCCCTAAAGAAATTAAAAGCAAAATTATTAAACTACTCAAAGAATTCAGCATTGGGAAATATAGCGAAAGCAGGAAGGGTACAGAAATGAAAACTATGCAAATTTCAGAATCATTTATTTCAGGGCAATTTAAAGAGAGTGTAGTTGACACTGAAAACCGTATTATTCCAGGGGTTATTATATTAAATTCTACATCTGTAAATAGATATTTCCCTGGGAGTAAGGGCACCCGTTTTTCAGAATCTTTTTTGAAGGCTGTTGCTAAGAATATTAGTGGTAAAAAAGTTTATATGAACCATGTGAGTATGGAGGAATTGGATAAGCATCATGGCGTTCGTGATGTAAATGATATACTTGGATTTTATGAAAATGGCAGAATGGATAATGGAGTTCCGCGAGCCGATATAAAATATTTACCACATCAGGCTCCCATTGTAGAGTCACTCGTTGGTGAAATGGCAGACAAGATAGGTTTGTCAATCGTGGCGAATGGGGAAATGAGTTATGATAAAGAAACGGGAATAGCAGAAGCATATTCCCTCAAGGCTCTGCACAGTGCAGACCTTGTCACAGAACCAGGCTCAACCAATAATATGTTTGAATCTGGAAATTCAAATGATGAAGAGGAAAGTATGGATTTAAAAGATCTTACATTAAATGAACTCCTTGAAAGTCGGCCTGATATGATAGAGGCTATTGAAAAGAAAGTTCAGGACAATCTATCAAGCAAAGATGAAGTTGATAGTTTGAAAAAGCAGATTGCTGAATTGACTGAAAGTAAAAAAGCTCTGGGACTGAAAGTTGATGAGTTTGAAGTTATTGAAGCAGCTGCAAAAAAGAAAGAGACCGTTGATAAACTTTTGAAAGAAAGTAAAATTGATGAAGCTCTTGTTACTCCGATTTTCAGAGATACACTTTCTGAAGCAAAAGATGAGGATGCTATGAAGGCTCTTATTGAAGACAGAAAGACGTTAACAAAACCTGGAAAGAAAGTCGTATCCGGGATGGGCGACCATACAGATATTGATGAGTCTAATGATGAGACCCTGAGTGATGAAGACTATGATAAAGCAATCATAGCAGCAGCAAATGAGTGGGAGGTATAAGTCATGGCTAATAAATACCGATACAGAAGAGGACCACAGATCTCCAGAAAAGTGAAAAAAACTGGAACAGTGGCAATCGAACAGGGAGACATGCTACAAATTGCTTATGGATCTGGAAGAGTTAGAGCTGCAGCATTGTCAAGTGATCATGATGATCTCGTAGGAATTGCAATGGATGCATCTCCAGCAACAGACTTAACAGCAACAGAAATTAGAATGCTGGAAATTGGGCATGGAACAGTTTTTGAAATGATAGTAG